TGGAGGAAGAGAATCAAATCCCAATGGATACTCTATCAAATAACTACTAGAAACATAAGAAGTAACTGGCCATAGTGTTGTCTTGCTAGGCCTATCATAACCGTTTGTGTACAATATAAATCTACCCACTTGGCAATACTGAGTTCCTACCTCAGAAGATAATGGAATCGTTCTGTCTTCTGACAATACCTCTTTCTTGATTGTCGATACAAAATCATTCAGATGATACAAAATACCACCTTGTTCAAACAAAATAGAATCTTGTGCTCCCTGATGTCTTTGTACATAAAACAGGCTATCTATCTTCTGTTGGCCAAATGGAGTAAATGTCGATGCTCCTGTTTTATATTGCTCATATCCAATCTTGTTTGTCCATCCTCCTGTATAAGGATCAACCTCCCAATTTACTATCTCTTGTAAAGAATCAGCAGGTTGAGGATACTTCTCAAACAATCCTTTTAGTACATCTACTTTATTGTTTGTATCGTTCATGGCATACGTCTCAATGGAGTCCACATCGGAACAGTATCTACACCACTCTCCTTCATAAATCCTTTCACAAATCTACGAGGCTTTTGTGTAAGAAATCTTTGCTCCAGCTTTACAACTTCGTCTTCATACTTACGTCTGTATATTCCTGCTAATGTGTTGTTATCATGTTTTGTAAGAACATCCATCAAACAGGCGTAGGCCAATACAAGATGATGCGATGGAGGAAGCTCAGGTGTATCTGTATCCTCTTGTAATCTTGCAGGTATGTATATGTATCGGAATGAAATCTCAAAGTCCTCACTCTGTCTTGGATACAATCTAACAGTCTGTCTGTAACCTTCAGGATACTCGTATCGAACATTATCCAAAACAAAGATGCCATTCTCAAAATCATCCAATGTAAATGCTGTTGTCTGTGAACCATTGAATCCAGGATCAACTTGATCAACTCGGTATACTCCCTCAAAACTGGGAGTATCACTTGCATCTACAATATAAATGCGTCTACCATAAGGCTTTGTCGATGGCAATGCTGGATATGTTATGTTCAACACTTCATCATCGGCCAATGTAATCTCACTGGAAAATGCAGACAATGCAGATTCTACTTCTGAAATCTTACCATTCTTTCCATACTGAACATATGTTTGGGCAACACGTACTGTCCTCACTCCTTGACCTGGAGTCGTAGATGATGCAGAAACAGTTGGTGCTGCTGTCGGAGCAGTCAACATAAAATCATCTTGCATAATCCAGTAGTTAGGAATGTTCACTTCATCCAATGGCAAGTTGTAGTATTCATCCTCGAATCTTGTCAACGGAATAAATCTCCCTACATCTGTAGGAGCAATCTCCATTGATCTTCGGCCAGCTTGTAACAATGCCACACAATCTGTAGGAAGACGAATATATCTTTCCTTGAATCGTACTTCTTGTGTACCTGACCATGATACATCTCCAACTACATAACATTCATAGTTATTGTTTGGATTATTTAATAATACATCATATTCTGTACCATCAATCTCAATAATATTTCCTTCTGCCCATTGAGGTAAAGAAGAAAATACACCTACTGATATAGTAGTTCTATTAGTAGAACCACTATATGTTCCTGTAGCTGATACAGTCACATCTGTGTACACCATTACCTTACGCTCACGCTGTGCAAACGTAAACTCTTTTGTGGAAAACAACATGCGATAATGGTGATTGATTACATCGTCAATCTGTTTTGTGTACTCTTTGTTTGACGATGGATCATAGTCAATGATGTTGGCTATGTACTGTCTTATCTCTCGTAGATTCATGTTGTATCCTGTAAAAAAGGGCTAGGCTAATCAAAAGAATAACCTAGCCCTAGTACTATGGGAAAGGATTAAAACTGTGGATATACATACACAGTAGCAATGTTTGATGTATCTGCCTCAGCAGCAATAGCAACGATTGGATACAAGTCAAAAGTTGCTGCACCAGCCTCATCAACTGCAACAGTACGAACTGCAAGTTGTCCTGCTGTTGATCCGATTTGAAGCAAGTCTCCTGCAACAGTTGTAGCCACATTTGCTTCGCAGAATCCACGAATACAAACACGAACATTATCACCTATTGCAGCATCAACCAAAGCAATACCAATGCAAAGTTTATCAGTAGCTGTTCCGCTATCTGCCTTTACTACCTTAAGTGCTTTATCACTATCAGCTGTTTGAGACATATCCAATGCTACAGCATCACCAAGTGTGATTGCCTCTGCTGCAATAAATACTTCTTCGATTCTGCGATCAGACGCATCTGCAGAAGAACCTGTAGTATTTGCTGCGGTATCAAGTCGTTGTAAAAGATTTTGAGTAGCCATGTTTCACCTCTTAAGTATTGATTTCTGCAAAAGCGTTAATAAGGATGCCATGTCCACTCAAATTTGCTGTGGCCAACTGAGTACGTGTCATGATGTTTGCAGCCATAGCAGCATAACCACTAATACGCTCAAACTCGCCCATTTCAAAATAAGCATCACGATCAAAGTACAAAGACAACAACTTACTGTTGAGGAACAATGCATCAATAGTTCCATAATCATTTGAATCTGTTTGATACTGACCTGCAGAACTACCAAAAACAATATCAGTTCCTGTCATATCTTTTGCAGCACCAGTAGCAAGATCAGATTGAACAAATGAAAATCCAAGATTAGGCTCAACATAAACCTTTGCACCATTGAACATAAGTCCAAGTTTTCCGGCCATGTCACGTTCTTCTTGAATAGAAGTATATCGCTCTTGTGCAAACAAGCTATTCTTGTAAAGTTCGTAGCAACGTGGTGACATCAAGATAATGTCAACTTCGCCTTCAGGAGCATATACTTGAGAATCAATGTACAACTTGCTCATTGCTCGGAACAATCTTTCTGATTGTGTAGAAGCAGCTGGAAACGCAGATGGACAATCAACGTATTGGTTTTGGAATGTTTGAGTATATGTAGAACGTTGAAGTCCACCAACAGAACCTGTTACTTGTGATCCAAATGGCTGACATGCAAACCAACCATTTGCTCGAGTAGGAGACAATGACTCCATTTCGGTCAAGATGGTAGATGTGTTTGCAACAACTTGCTTACAGAACTCACGTTGAAGCATACCCATAACGGACTTCAAACGTGCTTCAGCAAGATTGATAACAGCACGGTCGCCTTTGTTGGTAAGTTGTTCTTTCTCTGTGATTACAACAGGAGCAACAAAGTCACACCAGTTATATTCAGTTTGACGAAGAGGATCTTTTACTGCAAGGTTTACAGATTCGTATCCACTAGACAACTGAGTAATCATAGAATGTTCGGTCATAATAGCAGGGCAGTTTACCTTGCTACCACCATCGCTCTCAATAACAGCTCCATGTGAACGGATTGCATCAAGAAGAGGGATGTTCTTAAATGTATTGTCTACCTCACGATCTTTCAAGATTCGCAGGGTTGACGCAAGTATATCGGGTTGAATAGCCACAACGGCCTCCTACGGTTAAAAGTTACTTTTGTTCGCTCTCGTATCCTCGTGAGGGGAGATGCTTCAACGTGTCCTTACGGGGTATCCACATGCGAGTCATTATATTGTATAACATATTTATTTTTGTTGTTTCAACAAATGTTGATACAAGTCTGCTGCTTTCATCTTTGTAGCTCCTGTAGGAACAGTCACGCCTTTGTTTTGGCCAACACCTACTTTGAGTCCACTTGCCTTTGCAGCTTGCTTAAATGCTAGTTCTTCTAGTTGTTGTCTCTCAGATACACTATGGCTTCGTCTACCTTTGACAATCCAATATGCATCTTGTAGTGACAAACTTTCGTTGCTCAATAATGTTTGACGTACCTCTGCTTTCAATACTTCATCCGATGTCAAATCAGGATGCTCAGCCATAAACGCTTGCACTTTGGTCTGTGCTTGTGCCTTCATCTGCTGTTCTGCCATAGGTTGTAGTACAGCCTGAAGACGTTCTGCTACAATCTTATTGACGTATCTCTGAAATGATTGTGTATCGTATGGATCAAACTCTCCGGCATCTTCCGTAGCAGCTTGCTGTATCGCTTTGTATGCAGCGTTGTCTTCCAAACTCATACGCATTGCTTGAATCTGCTGTGCTTGTTCAGCAAGTTCCTTACGTTGTGCAGCCAACTCTTGCGTTTTACGAGTATAGTCTGCTCTCAACTGTTGCATCGCACGTTGGCTTTTTTCATCTGCTTGATTAAAAAGTGAATCCCATGATTCACCATCACGCAAACCTTCCTGTTCAGGTGCAGGCTGTCCACGTTGTAATGCTTCATGCTTAGATAGAATCGCATCTACACGTCTATCATAATCATCTTTGTAGTTATCAATCGATGGTCTGGAATCTTTATCGGAGACTATTACAGTGTCCTCCGATGGTGTGTCTACATTATTGTCATCTGACATATATTACCTCATTCGTTGGGTGAAAAGTTCTTCATCGGATACTTCCATTTCTCCACCTGTAGGAGCTGGCATTTCCTCTGTCATTGTTTCCTCTGTGACTTCTTCTTCTTCGCCACCTTCAAGAAACTCCTTAAATTTTTTATCCTTGATTGCTCTATTCAAAAGAGCAACAAGTTTTGCCACGTCTGCATCGGATACTACTTCTGATAAACTAATCTCTATAGGAATACCAGCTTGTTCTGCAATGCTCATGATGGCCATAAGTAGCTGCATCAAATCCTGTGGAAACGTTGTTTGTTCCTCTTGAAACTCAGGATATGGTTGCTCTTGCATCATAGGTAAAATCTGATTCAATACCTTTACCAATGCATTCATCGCTTGTACTGAATACTTACCTTGTGGTGCCATCATTTGCATACCTTGTTGGTTTGCTGCATCCATGCCTGCACCAATCGCATTGGCTTGCATCATTAAATCTTGTGGAAGTGCCATAATATACTCCTATAAAAGTTGGGCTACTTGTTGGGGAGAACCTGGTACTCCCTGTTCAATAGTTTGTGTCGGTGATGGTTGGCCAGTTGTCTGTGCCAAATCTTGAATACCTTCTACTTGTGTCTCCAAGAAATCTTCAGGAAGATCAAGTTTACGTACAAGTTCTTGTAATACTTTCTGCTGTGGTACACCAAGTTGCATCAATACACCAATCGCTTGCATAAAGTCTTGTTTTTTTACAGCCTCAGATACTGGTGTTGCACCTGCATCCAATGCATAAAATGAAAAGTCTCCATCCAAATCTGTTGCACGTACAATCTCAGGATTACCATTGATAACAACCACATCAGGTTCATCTTCCAAAAATATCTTCATCATAGCAATATACACAGAAGATGCATACTCAATCATTGCATCACGTTCTCTTGCCAATCGGCCAATCTCGGATGAACTATAAGATGCCAATGCTGTAATCTCTGTGGCTGTTGCTCTTGTTGCCTCACCTCGAGTAAAGGGAGCCATGATGCTTCCACGCTGAAAATCATCATTCACTTGACGAATATATGATTCTAACTCTGTTGGTACAGGAGTATGTGGCACAGCCTGTATCGCATTGCTAATAGACATTGCAGGAGAAATCTCTGCTTCAATATATTCGCCATCTGCACCCAATGCCAGCTTCGCCATGTCTTCATCACTGAATACACCCTTCTTCACAATCCACTGACGTGCTGCTCTGCGTACCATTGTCGATTGATATGTGCGAATAATGTTTGTCTCTTCTACCTGACTATACACTCGTTGTAAGGCAGAATACCCTCGCAAAGGAAGATCTGGCTGGCGAGAGAAGTATAACGGAACAATAGGAGCAAGTGGATTATTAGCAGCATCCACAAAAGGAATCTGATCATATTTTCGTGTTTCGTTG